AACCCATCACCATGGCAAACGTACTTGCAACCACCGCCGTCGTCGCGAAAGAATCGCTGGCGGTCCTGAAAAACATGCTGTCGTTCTCGGCCAACGTCAACCGCGACTGGGAAGACGAGTTCACCGAGAACAAGAGCCGCGGCTACGCGCCGGGCCAGACGATCAACATCAAGCGCCCGCCGCGCTACCAGTACCGCGCCGGCCGCGTCGCCGTCCCGCAGGGCACCGTCCAGAACACCGTGCCGCTGACTCTGCAACAGGGCGGCTGCGACCTCCAGTTCACCTCGAACGAGCGCACCCTGTCGCTGGATAAACTGTCCGACAAGCTGCAGGCGGCGATGGCCGAGGTCACGAACGAGATCGACCGCCAAGGCCTGGCCCTGGCGCACTACTCGACCTTCAACACGCTGAACCCGACCGGTGCAATGCCGAACACGCAGGACCTGTCGATCGGCGCGATGACGGACCTGAACGCCCGCCTGGACGAGATGGGCGCCCCGCGCGTCCCGGGCTCGCGCACGCTGATCAGCGCGCCGCGCCTGAACGGTAACCTGGTGCGCGGCATGGCCGGCCTGTTCAACCCGAACGGCACCATCGGCAAGCAGAACAACAACGGGATGCAAGTGCCGTCCTTCGGCCTGAACGTGGGCATGGATCAGAACGTCGACACGCACACGAACGGCACGCAGGTCGTCACCGGCACCGCTGTGAACGGTGCGAACCAGACCGGCGCGCTCATCAACGTCGCAGCGCTGGGCGGCACCATCACCCGCGGCACCATCATCACCTGGCCGGGTGTGTTCGCCGTGAACCCGAAGACCCGCAACAGCACCGGCGTGCTGGCGCAGTTCGTGGTCACCGCCGACCTGGCCGCCGGCGCAACCGCAATTCCGGTCTCGCCGGCGCTCGTCACGAACGGCGCGTTCCAGAACGTGACCGCCTCGCCGACCAACGGCCAGAACTTCCTGATCGTCGGCGCGGCGTCGACGTCGTACCAGACGAATATCGCCTACCACAAGGACGCGTTCACCCTGGCTATGGTCCCGATGGCAACGCCGCAGGCTGGTTCGGGCGCGACCGCGCACCAGGAAACCAGCGACGGCTTCACCGTCAAGGTCACCGAGTTCTACGACGGCACGAACGACGTCTCGATCATGCGTCTCGACGTGCTGTTCGGCTGGGCCGCGACGTATCCGGAACTGTCGGCGAAGTACTACACGACCTGATAGCGGCGCATAGCGTAGCGCGGGGCCACGTGCCCCGCTTCACCAACCCCTCATTCCAAGGAAGCACATCATGGCAATTACCCTCAACCGCGGCTACATGGGCCTGTTGGCCGGTACCGTCGTCGGCCTGACCACGAACATCGAACAGAACCTGATCGCTCAGGGCCTGGCGTCCGCTGCAGCGTCGAAGGCCAACATCACCCCGGGCAACATCACGTACAACGGCGTTCAGGGCTCGGTCGCGATCGCGGCCGGCGCGAACTCGGTGACCATCACCAACGCGCTGATCGACGCCAACACGAAGGTCGTCGCAAACATCGCCCAGGCAGCGGCCGACGGCACTCTGACCAGCCTGCCGCGCATCGTGCCGGCCGCTGGTTCGGTGACGATCTACGGCAACGCCAACGCGACGGCCGCCGTCGTCGTGGACTGGACAATCGTCTCGGCCCCCGGCCTGACCATCGCCAACTAACTCCCATTCCCGCATACGCGGGTTCCCCCTCGCAGCCCGGCCCATCACCACGATGCGCCGGGCTTTTTTGTAGGAGCAGATCATGCAAAAGCAACAATTTCCGATGATCCTGACGCACCGCGAGAACGCGCACGCGCAGATCGTGGTGGCGAACGCCGAGCAGCTGGCCGACGTGCCGGAAGAATTCCTGCCGCTGGCGGCTGTGCCGACCATGACGGCCGCCGCCGCAATCCCGGGCGCAAACCTCGACACCGGCGCTGCCGAGCTGGATGCGCAGCGCGCCGAGTTCGCGCGCACCGTCGACGAGTTCTCGGCCCACGTGCAGACCGAGACCCAACAGCTGGCCGTCATGCGCGCCGAGATCGACGCGGAGCGTGAGCAGCTGGATGCGGACCGCGCAGCGCTCGAGGCGCAGAAGAGCAGCGCCCAGCCGCCGGCAACTGGCGATGCCGCTGGCGAAAGCGGCGCGGATCAGGCAAGCGCGCAGGGCGCGGCTACTGGCGAAGGTGGCGATCAGGCCGCAGCGCCTGCGAAGCGCACGGCCGCCAAGGCGAAGGGCTGACCCATGGCCGCGGTTCTGGACCTGATCACGGCCGCCCTGGTCACCGTCAAGGCGTTGGCCGCCGGCGAGACCCCGGGCGCCGACATGACGACCGACGCGCTCGACAAGTTCAACGATGTGCTGGAAGCGCTGTCGATCCAGAACCTCGCCGTGTACGCCACCATCGACACCGCCGTCCCGCTGGTGGCCAATCAGGCCACGTACACGCTCGGCCCGGCCGGCACGGGGCAGCGCCCGCTGTCCATGAACTCGATCGATTCGGCGCGTGTCACGTACGGCGGCGTGGATTTCCAAGTCGAGATCGTGCCGAAGATCGAATACGACGCCTTGGCCGTGAAGCAGACCACCGGGATCCCGAAATGGGCTGCCCTGGACGACGACTATCCGAACGCAACCTTGTTGCTGTGGCCGGTGCCGTACCAAGCTGGCGTGCTCACGCTGAGCCAGAAGCAGAAATTTACCGCTGCCGGCGCGCTGACGGACACCTTCGACATGCCGCCGGGCTATCGCCGCCTCCTGCGCCTCATGCTGGCCTGGGAGCTGCGCACCGACTATCCAGGGCTGGGCCCGCAGGAACTCCAGAACCTGAAGGACGACCTGGCCGGCGCGCTGGGCAGCGTGAAGCGCTCCAACATCGAGCCGGTTCTCATGCGCAGCGAAGTAGCCGAGCTGGATGCATCCGGTGGCGGGTGCGTGAACTGGCGGGATGGCGTATGAAGGTCGAGCGCACGCACGATATGCGCCTGGTCGCCCAGATCATGGCCCATCCATCGATCTTTCCCCACATCGCGGAAGACGGCGTCGATTGTCCGGATCCGCTCGATCACCCGGGCTTCTTCTGGATGCTGGCCACGGACGACGGCGAGGCCGCCGGATTGTTTCTGGTCCACGCCCGGAGCGCGGTCTGCTTCGAAATGCACACGATGATCCTGCCGGCCTTCTGGGGAGTTTCTGCGATGGCCGCAGCGCGCGCGCTTCTCGCCTGGGCCTTTACCGAGCTGGGCTGCCAAAAGCTCGTCACCAGCGTGCCCGAGTACAACCGCGCCGCGCTGCGCTTCGCGCTCGCCAACGGCATGCGCCACGAGGGCGTGAACCGCGCCAGCTTCCTGCGTCGCGGCCAGCTCATCGACCAAATCACCCTCGGAATCACGAAAAAGGAGTGGATCCCATGCCAGCAGCAATCCCTGTCGTAGCCGCCGTCGCGGGCGGCTATATCGCTTCGCAAGGCGCCAAGTCGGCTGCGAATACGCAGGCGGCGTCTGCCGATCGCGCCGCTGATCTCAGTTGGAAACAGTATGAGCAGACCCGCGAGGACCAAGCGCCGTGGCGCGACGCCGGCAAGGTCGCCCTGTCGCAGCTCGTCGGCGGCCTGTCGCCGGGCGGCGAGTACAACCGCTCGTTCACGATGGCCGATTACCAGGCCGACCCGGGCTACCAGTTCCGCCTGTCGGAAGGCCAGAAGGGCATCGAAACGGCCGCCGCCGCGCGCGGCTCGCGCTACTCCGGCGCCACGCTGAAGGCTCTCGCACGGTTCAACAGCGATCAGGCCAGCCAGGAGTTCAACAACTCCTATAACCGGTTTGAAACTGACCTCGGCAATCGCTTTGCGCGGCTGTCCAGCGTCGCCGGAGTCGGCCAGGCCGCGACGAATCAGGTCAGCGCCGCCGGCTCGTCGGCAGCGGCAACGACCGGTCAGGCCATCCAGGATGCCGGCACCGCGCGCGCATCCGGATACGTCGGAACTGGCAACGCCGTGAACGGCGCGCTGGGTCAGATCAGCAACTACTACACGCTGCAGTCGCTGCTGCCGAAGACCGGTACCGCCAGCGGCACCGTCGCCAACGTCCTGTATTGAGAGGAATCCATGCCACAACCGCTCGTCGCACTCCAGGCTGCACTGCCGCAGTTCGCAGATCCAGCCGACCAACAGCTGAAAGCGTACAAGCTGCGCGACCTCGCCGGACAAGCGGATGCCGCCGACCAGGCG